ATGGAGCAACATATATTTGATATATGGGATTCACACGATAAAAAGCTTTATCAAAATTTAAACCAACAAGGGATGGCTGCACATTGTGGTCTTTTGTTACGAAATGATTGTTATCTGATCCAGCACATCGGCAAAAAAGCATATAACGGTCGAGCCTTGCGACATGGTGATATTGTCAGATCTCTAACTAAAAATGAAACATACGTTATTGCTTGGGATAAAGGTTCTTATATATTTCGTGGTAATAATTGTGAACGAGCCATTTATCTGCCAGAAACATACGAAGTTCTTGATAATAAGTTTCAGCAAAGATAATCTTCATTAGATTTGAAATGCTTCATCACATAGGATTGTGATCTAGTAACTCCAAAAAGAGACGTCCCGTTGATCGCGATTATCAAGATGAACAAATCTTGAATTGCCTTTTTGTGACACGCCTATGCCCCGAAAACCAAACCGTCGTGCTCGCTCAACAATCTGGTACGCCTGATCTCGACTTACACGGATATCTACGGCCTGCCCTTTCAAGTGCAAACTATCTTTAGCACCGCCAATAGACTTATTGTGAGCATAACATCGATAAGCACTGGATATTGGAAAAGCAAAACCAAGTTCCTCACGCAATTTTATTAGTCTTTCCATAAATGATGGCTTCATTTCACCCCCATCACATTCTAAATTTTTGCAGTGACAACTTAACTCTGTTTCAGTGAAATACTTATATTCCATCAAAAAAATTCCTTATCAATATTGCATTGTTTAATTGCGCCTTGCAGCATTAGTGTGTAATCCAATAAGTCGCCTACAGTCTCGGTTGCTAATGGCTCTGGAATAGGCGTAATACGTAATGGCGCATGATTAACTAAAGGGCAATCATTCACCACTCGCACCTCTTTTGATGAGCAACCAGTAAGCATCAGGTACAACAACATTACGTACATTAGTTTCATCTTTTATATTCCTTAATTCGGTTCTTATCTTGTTTGTATTAATAACTGTTTTTTCTTTGGCCACTTCACGATCGGATTGTTTTTTTTGTAACTCATAAAACTCGGCAACACGTTTATCGTGGGCATTGGCCAACTCTTCATTAACAGATTTAAGCCTCGCTGCTTCCTCTTCTTTTACTAACAACTTTTCCTGTAATAAACCATTTTGTTCATGTGAATTTAATAGCAACTTACCCAGGGCGAATGATGAAGCTAACAGCAAACCAAAAGCTATAAATACCCAGCCTTTTAATGGCATGAAATTTTTAATAAAACTAAACATCACACATCCTTTTAGATTGAATCTTGAATTTCACCGCCTGAAAAGCTCAATAACTGAACCATTGCTTTAAAGAAAATTTCGCCATCAAGATAGCCTGTGAATAGTGCTGCAGAAATAACAGCTGCAAAAAAACAAACCAGCCAAAACTGTCTATTTTTAAATTTATTCATAAATAACACTCATAAAAAAACCACTTTCGTGGCTCTATTTTTAATCTAATCCGTTACTGATATCAGCGCCCTGATATCGGCTAATCTAACTAAGATATCGTCGCGTTCTGTATAAAGAGAATCAAGACCTGCCATTGATTTTCGAGTGTCTTGATAGTTATTCATCAAATTAATAAAGCGGTCTATCGCACCCAATGCTTGTTTTTTTGTCGAATTAGGAAAGTTATTACGCGCAATTGTTTCAGCTAGAACGGGACACTTTTCCAAATCTGCCACATCTTCAAACCCTGTTACATCGATCACAAAATCAGTTAAAGGTATTTTAAAAAATTCGCGTACTGTGTCGGGTTGATAAATACCATTAATCGATCCAATGTCTGCATTTGAAGGCGTCCATGTTGCTAGCGTGTTTTTCTCTATAACTTCGCTTGGCCTTCCCGTGCTGACATATTTATATTGAATAAGTGAGTGAATCGTATCTTGGTTTTTATCAAAGTCGTCTGTTTGTAATCTGATCTTTGCATCAGCAACACGCTCAACTTGAACAAATTGCATTGTGAAGCCGGGACACTGATCTGCATAAGCACTCATGCTGAAAAGTGTCATGAATAATATTAAAAGTGATTTCATGTAAAGTCTCATTTATTTAGACGTAAAAAAACCGCTTTCGCGGCGTGTATTAGCTATGTTTTGTTTAATCAAAAAAGAAGAAAGCATCCATGGAGCTGCTTATATTTAAACCCTCTACTGAGTTTTGTGTCGGACAATCAACCGTTGCCACATAAGCGCCTAAGGTATAACCAGTGGCTACTGAGCCGCCCGTTATTGTGTGCGAATAAATAGCGCATTTATGTAGGGTTGAAATACCCGAATAATTTTCTGAGAATAAAAACAAATGTGAATTGGTCATTGCTACTGTTGATAAAACCGATCCGGTATGCGACGTTAACTCATCTCCATCTATCGTCACGGTTGCTATATTCAGCCCTTCGTTATTAAATACTTTAAGAACGTGATCACCGCCAACAACGCCCTCTACTGCAAAATCAATCACAATGCATGCGTTACTGCACACAGCGGGTGTAAACATAGATGAATGGTCATTAACTAAGTCGGTAGTAGAAAGGTACGTCCCATCAACATTCGTTATCACTACACTGTCTATGCCATTGCTGTCAGGATTCGGATTTGCTCGCTGACTAAATGAGACAATAATATTATTATTTGCAACCATTTGCCTATGCGCTGAATTGGCATATGCCATTGAGAAACTATCTACAAATACACCAGCATGCGTGTATCTCTCAATATCTCTATTATTCTTGAATACAATTATGTGATTCGTATTCGTGTAAACACATTCGACGGGTGCCAATGTCGTTAATAAGATTTCAGGATAGTTCTTATATATATCCGTCATTCCTCTTTCAGCGCCATAAACCACTTGATTCAAGATACCTAATCCAGCATTACCGCCTGCATTGCTCACGTAATCTGGCGCTGATCCAATGCCATCAAAACGATATACATCATCATCAGTTACACCGTAACCCCGCATTCTAACGTACAGGAATTGCTCAGTCTCAACACTATCCGTATCCGCCACTGATGCATAGCCGATCGAGCTGTCAATACTTGGCCTTTTGGCTGGCAACTTAAGTCGCTTGCGCTCATCAAAGCGAATTAAACTATTTAAATCTTTGATTGTTTTCTTGTCAGCCATTAGCTCACCGTAATTGTTAACGTTTCATCGGGTATATTGAATTGATAAGATTGTGTTTTTATCGCATCAACATGATCGATAGAATCTTGATTTATCGCTGGCGTAACCACCTTGAACCTTCTTGTATAGAACTGATCAGCTGAAGGTGAGCCGTAAACAAAAGAATAATTTCCTGTAAAGCCATCCCAGTTTTCATCATAATCAGGTACTGAATCATCACCACCAATATGTGTATCAAGCGTTGTTGATCTATCTGCTGCGATTGATTCTGGATCTGAATCTGGCGGCGTAGGTGGTGTGATAGCGTCATCAATAATCAAGCTAGCACCGCCGTTTAATGATATTGCAATATCAATTGTCGTCGTCGCTTGGCCTGAATCTATATCCATATCATGTACAAACTTAAACACCTTGCCTTGACCAACAACACCATCAGCATCAAACCGAACAGTATGGAATCGCTCAAGCATAGGCACTAATAACACAGTGGCCACCACATGATTAGCACGATGGCTTTCTAATATTTCAGTCTTGGCGCGTGCAATTAAGGTTGTAATATCATTATCTGATGTACCTCGACTAAACTTATCTTGAACCACATCACCAATACTATTTATTCGACCTGAAGGTGTTATATTGCCATCGCTCCAACCACTTGAATCATAGGCCGTTTCATTGCTGGCCTGTTCTGAATAAGCCACTTCACCCAGCCAAGTGATCGACTGTGGCGCTTGAATAATTAACGTGTAATTTTCAGTTATTTCTTGATCCCAACGTTTTGATGCCTTCCATTTTGCACCAAGCGCTAATAAATCACGGACTTCATCAGTAACTGACCAGGCAAAACCACCGCCACAAGGATCTGCCGAACTGGGGATTAACGACTGCAAATCTATAGCGCCATTAACAAGCCAGCCAGCACTATTAACTGCCGACCGCACCATATCTTTTGTTGGTAACTCATGCGATTTAGCAAAATACGGACAAAACTTTAGCCCCCAATTAAATTGGTGGCTACGGTGATGCAACCGCGTAAACCGATAACTGTAATCAATCGTATAACTATTAAATAAATCTCGACGTGGTGCGATTGAATAACTAATTGAATTATCAATAATCGAACCGCTATCAAAATCAAAATCTGGTGTTAATTTTGCCGCCCAATTAACTAATGTACCTGTTACACCATCTGCATTAAAATCATAACTTTTTGACGTTGTAGAAATTACATTTTCAAAATAAAGCCAGCCATCTTTATACTCACCAAATACAGCCGTTGAGTAACGTGAGCCAAGAATAAGCGCATCAATTTGTGGCTGAATCATTGCTTCAAGCTTGCCTTGCATATCATCCGTGCAATCAAACGCCGTTAAATGGGTGATTGGATCATACAAAGCCTGATCAACAATACCTGTGAATATATTGTTGATTGATAATGTATTGCCAACACCATCGACCGTTTTATAATCGATCGCAACGCTCACGCCAAGCCAGTCACCCGCGCTAATACTGCCCATTGATGGCTGATATAAAAAACTAGCGATTCGACTTGTTGATTCTTCTGCTTCAACGCTTGCATTACCCGTAATTTTACTCGATACATCAACACCATCTAACGTAACTACCAGCGTCCAGTTAGTGCCTAAATGGGGCTCATCTGCACTGCCATACGGCACATCTGTTATTGTAATAACAAAGCTTTGTTGTGCTGATTCTGGTGCAACAGTCGCGGTTACCGTTACGCTATAAACATTATTTAAACCACTGTCTTGCGGGTTTTCAAAATCGGGCGCAGCTATAAATGACAAAATACCCGAAATGCTATCAACTTCAAATAACGCCGCATCATCACCATCCGTTATTGAATAAACTGCACTTGCAGCAATAACCGTAGTCACTTCTTTACTGTTTTCAGCAAGCGTTAAATCAACACTGCTTGCACCGCTATGGCTTGTTATTACAACATCAGCATTGGTCACAATAATAGTCAGTGCTTGTGAATCAGATGCACTATCATCACTAGCAATAACGTCAATGTGATATTGATTAACTTGACCCGCATCTGTTGGGTTTTCGTAATCCGGTGGCGTTATAAAGCTAAGCACGCCCGTTGATGAATCGATCGTGAATTTTCCATCATCCATACCCGATATCGAATAAGTTAAAACATCGTCATCATCATCAGTAGCCGTAACAGTTGTAACTGGTCCGGTTCCATTTTCAGCATAATTAATTGAAGCCGTAGCACCGCCGCCATTGCTCGTAATGACCGGCGCAGCATTAGCTGATCCCGATAACGCAAAATAACCGCTAACAGTATTTCTTGGTATGGTTGCCCTATCAATCCACGTAACACCGTCTACCGATGTTTGAATGATCGTCTGGCCTAAGCCGCGTGGCGAACTGACATAAACTTGTTCTGCATCTGTCTCATTACCCGCGCCGACATCATAACCAATGTAAATCGGATAAGGCTCTTGGTAATCGGCATACCAAACATAGCTACTGCCACCAAACGCCGCGTCAGGTGTGTAATAACTGGGTGTAGAGAATGGCACACCGCCCACGCATATATTCGTTCCGAAGGGCGTGGCATTAAACGCGATATCTTTAACTTCAGCCGCATTACCCGCAATATTATTGAAGTCAGTAGTTATTTTTAACCTAAAAAAACGATACGCAGCCATTAGTTTCGCGCCTTGATAATTACACCGTGTTTAACGGCGCGATCTTTAATAGAATCCATAAAATGGACTAGTGGACGATACAGAAACTTGTACCACCATTTGTATTGAACGAAAATCATATTTCTTCACCCGTAAACGACCAGCCATAATCAGCACTACGAACGCCACGTGTTTCACTTTGTGGATCACAAAAACACACCAACTCAGGCCAATAAATAGCCTGGTATAAAGTCGCACCCACAACAGCAGTCAAAGTGGCCACATCACCATCCATCACCACTGGTGTTTTTACTGGATTAATACCAACAAACGCCCTACCCTCAACACCATAATCAGCTCGTCTCGCACTCGGCACATCAATCACATTTGAAGGACTCGAAATAGCCCTTTCAGCAACACCTTTTATGATAATTGATTGTGAGTAATCTAACCCCTGCAAACCAACAGGGAAAACCCCATCACCTGATATCTCAGTGCTAAGCTTATTACTCCACGATGTTTGTTGTTTTAATGCCCCGTTGGCCATTCGCAAACGATTAGTGGCTTGAATAGGTGTATAACTTTGGCTAAGTACATGTGAAGCCCTAACGGGTATCTCAATGCCACCGATTATTAATGTTCTCATCGTTTGCCTCGTTTTGTGGCTTCTTTAGCTATGTCTTTTTGCCAGTTCGCCATGCCTTGAGCATCGCCATAAACTTCTTGTTGTGAGCCATTTGGAAGATTTATTGTGGTTTTTGTCATGCTACTCAAACCATCTGAACGCTGGGTTGCTTCATTGGGAACAATCGCGGGGTTGATCGTAGGTAGCTCTGCTTTACCAGCATTTAACGTATTTTGTAATTGTGGTGCACCTGCAGCTGCTTGATTAACCACGACTTGTTGTACTAATGGATTAGAATCAAGAAACTGTTGCATTGCTGCATTACCTTCTGCCGCTTGTTGAACGGCGCTCGTAATGTCGATCGCTATTTTTGATTCTAAATCTGTAACGGGCGCCTTACTAACCTCTTCGCCAACCCGTGCCAGGCTATTACCCAAGCCTTCAAGTACCGTACTAGATTCTGTACCAGCTGCTTTCATGGCGTCGAGAATATCGTAAGCTGCTTCTAATTTTTTCACCGCGCCATCAATATCACCATTTTTTAGTGATTGCTGTGCTTGCAGCTCTAAATATCCAACATCATTGGTATCGGCTTTAGCGAGATCTATTGGCGCGCTATTTAAACTAGAATTTCTATCTTTGAACTGTTTTGAAATATCATCTGACTTTTTAAGCGCTTTCTTCATTTCTGAATCAAGTGTTTTAAGTCTTTCTCTTACATTATCGACACTTTCTTTAATTTTCTCATCAGCTTGTATAATAGGTGATGCAATTTGCTGGCTTATCTCATCAGATTTTGAAGCTATATTTTTTGGCACTTCACGCCATATAGAATCAATAGTGGCCATGTCACCTGCAACTGAATCACTAGCATCTGAGAATGAATCACCTATAGCTTTACCAGCCTGAGTAAATTCACCCTTTGATGCTAGCACGACCGCAGCTGCAACCCCTGCCAGAACTTTACCGACCGAACTAAATACTGCCTTAAGTATCACAGCGCCCGTTGCAATCACCTTCATCACATTACCTAAAAACGAGAGCGCATTAGCAAGTCCATTACTATCTTTCGCCCACTGAACCATTGCGATCGTTACCGCTTCAATCCTCGGCATGGCTTGGGCAATAACGCGTAAAAACACACCTTCCATTGCTGTTTTTAAGCGCGTCATATTATCGTTGGTTCTTTCAGCCGCCGCCGTTAACTTACCATCCATCGTAATGCCAAAGGCATCAGCCTCAGCAGCCATTTCACGTAAGCCTTTTGCACCTTGATTCAAAAACGGAATCATTTGAACGCCTGCTTTACCAAACAATATTTGTGCTAATGCAGCTTTAGTTGCGCCATCTTCCATTTGTGAAAACTGCTCGGCAACATCAATCATCACCTGCTCAGTGTCACGTAACTTGCCAGTAGGATCGACAATGGCAATACCTAGCGCATCAAATGCATCGGCTTGGCTTTTCATGCCCTGATCTGCATCAAACATAGCCCGTTGTAACCTGCCAACACCCTTTGTCATTGCCTCAAAACTAACGCCTGACAAATCAGCCCCGTATCGCAAGCGCGATAGAGTTTCTACCGTTAATCCTGTTGACTGACTCAGCTTGCCCATTTCATCAGCGAGATCAATTGTACGTCGTGCCATTGTCGCCAATAACCCAGCCGTAGCAGCCAACCCTATGGCCGCTAACTTAGCAAAGTTGCTAAGCGCTTTCTTACTACTATTTGCTGCTTTTTCAAATAATGAAAGTTTATTATTGGCTTTATCAAGATCTCGATGCAGCTTTGCACTTTCAGCCTCTAGTTTTACAACTAGTTTTGCTAAGTCAGTCATGTTTTAGTTACCGCAAATCGTGAAAGAACTGAGAACAAAGCAGAATGATCAACTTGTTGCTCATCAGATTTATGCTTGAGCATAAAATCGCCCGCTGTAAATGGTTTTTGATTTTTTGATCTATTAACGTTGGCAATGGTTGAACAAATAAGTCCGGCATGAATATTGTCTCTATTCGCCCCAAACGGCTCTATCGAATAGTACGCCATGGCCTCTGCCATCAATGACCCCGACATATTTTCCAGTTCATATATCGGGGTTGACCACGCAACAGAAAGCCGCCACATAAAAAGTCGGTAAGGGTTATTGGCTAAGGCTTTTTTTCAACTTCAGCCTTCACCTCATCATCACCTACTAAGCCCGATAGAATAAGCACCGCCATCATCATGGGTGTTTTCACCGAATCACTTAAACTTTGCACACCGATAACATCATCAGCATCATCTAAACTATAATCATCAAAACCATGCAAAATAACAAAGTCAGTCGCCTCACCTCGTTTGAATGCATCACCATAGCCAGCGCGTGCTTTGGCACTTAATTCCGTCATTGCCAGCTGCTCACCATCGGGCAAAGTGAACACCTCTTTTTTAACCGCATAACGGTCAAATAACTTTTTCTTTTGTGATTTATTCATTACACAACCACATCAACAATCGCACCAGTGATCTTGCCTTTAGCACTTAACTTGTGAGCATCTTCAAACGAGAAATCATCATTCCAACCCATCATTGTCACAGTAAATGTTCTCGTTAACACTTTAGTGCCATTGGTCACTGTTAACTCAAAGTTACGGTTAACACCATCGTTCACATCATCACGAATAGCCGTTTGTTGTACATCATCAAGTAACAAGTTCCATTCAAGCGTAACTTCAACACCATCACCCAAATACGCTGCAATGTATTCGTGGTTATCAATTGAATCAAAGTTACTAACTTTTATAATGTCTTTATTCACACCGATTGATGGTGCGATTTTTAATTCAGGTACAACCGTAAAAACTTCCGGATCTGTTCCATCACCACGTTTTAATACCACACCGCCCGTAAACGCTTTAGTAGCCATCTCTTTATTCCTCGCATAAAAAAGCCCCGCCAGTTATGACGGGGCTGTTAAAAATAGTTAATGTTATTTATTGCACGATTACTGTTAATACCTGTGTTCGTCTATATTTTTCTGCTTCTGCTTCATAAACCGTTATAACTGAATCAATGTAAATACTATCAATATCAACACCTGAAACCGTGCCTCTGTAATTTTTTAAAGTGTCACTTATTGCTTTTGCCAATACTATTGCGCCATCATAATCATCAGCCCACGCATCAACTTCAACACTCACTCGCCCAAACGTACCTTGACCATCAAATGTTCTATCTTCTTGATCTAAATTAGTTGAATAAGTTATGCAGGGATAAAGACTATTTTGCGGCACAACAATCGGCGTTATTTTGCCAATGAGCAATACTGAAATAGCGGCACTGTTGCTCAACAATGAAAACAACGCATCATCAATCATCCTGCTACCTTTTTGATTTTTTCAGCTAATTTCTGTTTAAACAAACCGACAATTTTTCCTGAATTTGCTTCAAATCTTTTTTGAAACCAATGCCTACCTGCAATCTTGCTAGTGCCTTTATCTAAAAAAGTAACGCCATAAAATGCTTCACGTCTAACACCAATTGAAACTGAGACAACACCTGTATTTTTATTTACGCGTGAAGCACGTTTAACCGACCGTGACAAAAAGCCTGGTGCAACTAAACGCCCTTTAAAGGTTCTGTGCGCTGATTTACCCTTGGGCGCTGCCGATTGCATTTCTTTAACCGTTGGCACTACTGAGGCCATTGCTGCACTACGCAACACTTTAACGCCTGTTTCACGCTTAAGCAGTTCTAGCTTATCACTCAGCGCTTTTAAACCGATTACTGCTTCCGTCATTAGGCTTTACTCCTTGCTGTTATGTGCGTTTCTTTGCCCATACCTAAATAATCAGTCGCTGATAAAATATCAAAAATCCGGCCTTTGTAATTTATTCGCATCTTAGGTGTAATATTATCTAAAAACCGTATTCTGAAATTTACTGATTCAAAGGCTTGTTCTTGATCTTCTTTAAACGATTCGCCGCTAGTTTGGGGCTCATAAGTTGAATGGACCGTTGCAAATTTCTGCCATGTTTCTGTAACCGATCCGGTAGCGCTTTGCGATTCAACAACCGTTTCAATCGTGATGATATGTTTTAGTAAGCCCGCACGCATTATGAATAAATCACACGGTAAGGATTAAGCAACATATCAACCGCTTGCGGCACATCAGCAATTGAAACCCCAACAATCACGCTTTCGCGATTCACAAACCAATGGCCAATTAATAACAACATTGCTGATTTTATTGAGCTAGGTACATCATCAGCTAAGCCATAGCCACATATAAACTCAATTTCGATCGAATTTTTAATATTACGGGCATATGGCCAAGGCATATTATATGAAGGGAAAATCATCCCAATCACTGCCACCCTGTCATACATATAACCATTAGCATCAACTTCTTGCTGTATACCGTTATTATCAATATATTTAACGCTTTCAACGCCTTGTAAGTTAGGCTTTAATTCAATATCACCATAAAAGCACTCACCATAATACGTCCATGATTGAGTGATAAGTGGACGATTCGTAAATACTTCACAATGCTCACGCGCCGTTTTAATCAGCTCGCTAATCAACGCATCTTCCATATCATCATCAACGCGTAAATGATCTTTTGTTTGTTGTAATGTAACGGGCTCTAATGCGGGCGGTGTAGTTAATCTAAATGTCATGTTATGCCCTTATGTAAACATCAGTTTGTTCAGCACTCGTCACGCCGCCAACACCTTCAAAACGCACTTGATGGCGACCTTTTTTAGTGAACGTGTAATCAACGTGATAATGACCAACACTATCTTTGACCAGTTCAATATCAGTGCCGTAAACATAGGTTACGATCACGCCATCGGGCTCAGTAATGATGGCCACAATGGCACTTGGATCTGCCGCCACATCATCAATACCAATAAACGACATTGATAAGCGCTGTGAATCGCCACGATCAAATGTTAACGTCATCCTGTTATCCTCAATTTTTTGTTTTCAGTGCTGATAACTAAACCAGAACGGTTAGCGCTTACATTTAGTATTGAATGTGCAGGAAGATTTGCTCTAGCAGGTGACAATGCCAAAAACACATCTGCATTTTCACTAGCAGCAAAGCTACCCTGAACAACAACGCCGCCACTCGCAGCAATAATGTCGCTTAATTCACTAGCTGATAATGTGGCGGTTATTGGTTGAGAAACAGCCCCACTAAATGACGCAGTATCACCGCTTTCAGTTGTGCTAAATAAACCTGTTATTAATACCGCGCCAGCTATGCCACCCGAATCAGCTGCCTCTGTTACATTTAACGATCCGCTCGTAATGTCAGTCGACGAGCCATTAAATAGCCCAGTATCAATACTTTCAGTTGCTGATAGACTACCTTGAACAATAACTTGCCCAGTCGATGCAGCTGTATCATTAGGCTCACTTGATGATATTGCGCCCTGAGAAATGACCGATCCGGCACAGGCAATACTGTCATTAGCCTCAGCAGCATTAAGATTGCCATGAATAATGCTAGCACCAGAAAATAACGCACTATCGTTTAGCTCAGCAGCACTTAAAGCACCTTGAACAATTACCGAACCCGTCGATGATATGCTGTCACTTGATTCTGTTGCAGATAATGATCCGCTTACTGTAGATGTAGTAGCTAGGCCAACAGGTATTAGTAATAGACTGATGCTCATGATTTAGCAGGTATTAGTAGTTGATATAATCCATCATGGTATCTACTGACAACTTCGCTAGAAAGCGCTGACCGATGCACACTTAGGAAATCAAAAAAGCAGTTTGCAAACCGTAATGAATTTAAGTCAGACCTGCCTCCTAAATACAACGTTGATTTCGTGCCATTTGGCATTGCGCTGGTACCGAATGTGGCGGTAGAACTTTCAAGAGCGCCATTGACATATAAATAAGCCGTCGTCCCCTCAATAACTAGTGACACTATTTTATTATTGATTGCTGGGTATTCTGTTGTCGAAAATAGAGATAAACCATCTGATGAGTTATTACCCCATATCTTTATTTTATTATTACCGCCTACTAAAATTGCATTTATAGAGCCTAGTGAACTAAATCCGTTATATGACAAAAAATAAGATAATGCCGCTCCACCAGGATTGCTTATAAAATCAACCGCCCATGTTATTGTGAAATTATTATCAATCTGAACATTTGGAACTGTTAAATATCCCGTTATACCATCAAAAAAAGCGCCATCCGGTGTTATTGTTGCTCCACCGCCAAGCGAGCCTTCACGCCCTTCTGCCAACTCTGCCAGATCATTAAAAATCATATAAACAGATAGCTTTTCTGATAACTCATCTTGGCTGTCTATTTTTACGTTGCTCACAGGTTTAGTATCTGTATATAAAAGCTCCGGCATATCAAGACGAGCATTATGTGCGAACATACCGCTAAACTTCCTGCGCTTTGTATGACATAGGCGTGACTTTCAATGTCCAGCCCGCACTTATACTGACGCCCGTATCATTGCCGATATAAAACTCGCTCGCTTTGCCTGTAATGCCTTGTAATGGGCAACCGTTAGCTGATGCCACGACCTCAGTTGACGCCGCCAATGTATCGGGAAGGTAAATGGAAGCAATGCGTGTACGTCTATTTGCGGCGCTCGGCTTGGTTTCACTTTTAACGCCATCCACTGCTAGGTCACGACGATAAACATAGACTGCCGCCCCTACCTTACCTGTTGCGGCTAGTTGGCCTGTGAAAGTGACTTTTGCAAACGCCGCGCCTGTTGTTATCGCTGTTTTAGCTTCATTATCAACCGCGCCATTCGTTAATACAGATGTTGTAGAGCTATTAGCCGCAACTTGTAATAAACTTGGATCTGTTACACCGATCGCTGAACCTACTGGAAATGTCATTATGCTAGTCCTCGTACATATTCGATATCACCTGGTGTCACTACGCCCAAACCAAGCTGATTAGCTCGTGAAATAACCGTAACACCTAGCGATAAAATGTAGTTTTTGTCGTCAATCGTAAATAGTTTTGGCTCTGAATTAACCGCGATTAAACCATCCATTTGATTATTTAATGCCGCCACGTTAGACGGCTCAATCATCACAAATTTATCGAATGAATCAAGCGCTTCAACTGTGAGCAATGCAGCAGGTTCTAGACTTGCTTTAATAGCTAAAATCTTCCCCGTAACCACAAGATATTGCTTAATATCAGCTACTTGGATATTTTGAACCGCTTCGATATTAGCTGTATTTAATTGATCTGCTAATGCTTCACTGGTCAACAGCGGATAGTTATCAACTTCTGTTTTTAATAATTGCCAATTCATTTATGACCCTTTACTGACCAATCGAAATTATTTCTGCTCGTATAGCCATTAGTTAACCGATCTTTCCGTACGAGATGCCACTGTTTTCTCTTGTCGAATCCTCGCTCTGGCATATATTGCAGGACGAACAATAGCTTCATAACGTAAGGCATAAGCCTCACGCTCAATCGGCGTTAATTTTCTAAGATTAGCCATGCGTAATAGCAGCAGAATTAAGCGTGACTGTTTGCCCTGCTGTGATACTTAAACTATCAAGCACAACATCAGGCGTAGGAACTAAGTTACTCAATCCAACTGTAAGCCCAGTGACCACGGCAACTAATGCGCTAGTAACAATTTGAGCTGCTGCGGCGGTTCCTGTTGCATCTGCTGCCGTATCTGACTGAGGCATGGTAAAGGTAAGTACGCCGGACGCCGCTGCTGGGGCAGCTGTTGCCGCTAGCGGAATTGTCGCTAATACTGTGGCCATTCCAGCAGTACCAATCTGAATAAAACCGCTGGCACCGATAGCCGCCGTTACTGCATCAAGCCGTGTATTTTTTAGTGCAACTGTGTATGTAATCGCCATAATTATTCTCTCGTTTATTTAGTGAGCATGCATAAAAAAACCCACTCCTAAGAATGGGTTTTGATTTGATTGCTAATGCGTTATTAAGCTTTCTTTGTTTCTTTTTCTGCTTCTTCTAATGCTTTTGCAGCTGCTGCTGAGTCTTTCACACTTACATATTTAGCATGCTTTGATTTCACTAAATATTCAGCAGTGTCATCATCACAATGTGTTTTTGACTTTGCTTCACACACACCAATTTTATTAACGTGAGTACGGCGTAATAATTCGATTTCTTTCATGGTAATAACGAGACTGTTACCAGCCTCGCCCTTATATTATTTATGAATTTTTTAAAAATAAAGCAAGCGTTACACTGGTGTTAAGTCGCCACCTTGTAATGCTGCTGGAACTTCAACTGTTAAACCAACTCGACGCTCTGCACGAATAGTGATTAAGTTTTTAGTGAAGTTATCACCATCTGACTCAGACAACTCAACCATCACGCCTTGACGGTTATGAACCGTTGCCGCCTGCATGAAGGCACCGACTAAGAATGTATCTTGTGCAATAGCAGTTGATTGAATAACGGGAATACCAAAGCTAATACCTTTGACGTTCGCTGTAGTTGCTTCTTCGATTTCCATATCGGCAAAATCAATCGGGTTAAGCAAGATAGCGTCTGCTTTATAGCCTGTGTTATGAAGTTGAGCGATAACTTTACGAATTAACACGTGCTTTTTAAGAACTGTACCCAAACCAGCATTAGCGATACCATGCGCTGTGAAATTACCCGCATCTAACAAGCCTGAAATATTAGCGCCTGTGCCATTGCCAGAACCTAACTGTGTTTCAACACGTTGATTAACACCGTAAGTCATACGGAAGTTGATGTACGCGGCTAAAGCCGGTGCATCATCTGCTAATTGTCGTGATATTTTTGTCCAATGCGCAATGGTTTTAATGCCCACGTTCAATAAATCAAACGTGATCGTTGATTCTGGTTTTTGAGCACCTTCAATCACTTCAGCTGCATTATTTACAAACGATGCTTCACGCGTGTATTCAATCGCATTGCTCGTTGTTGGCAAGCTAACGAGTAAATCTTCAAGCGTTAACATTTGCGCCGCACCTTGTACGATCGCTGTTTTGCGATCAGGTGCCACTGTAATATCAGAACCTAATGTGGTGCTGTTACTTACTTCAAACCGTGCTTTTTGTGCTTGGCCATCTTTAAAGTTGGCATATACTTCAGAACCTGTAAATTGAGCGCCCATGGTTAATGCACCAGATGGTTTGCCTTCACCACCCGCACCTGATTGCTCGATAGCTAATAAGCGATCTGCAAACTCTTTTTGTTTAGTGCCAAGATTTTCAATTGAATCAATCGTTGATTGAGTCATTTTTCCCGATTCTTTAATCTCTTTTCCTGCTTTTTCTTGAAATGCAGTCATTGAGGCCTCGATACCCGTCATCTGTGCGATGAGAGCTTTTAGTTCTTCTGGAGTCATGAGCGTTTTCCTATCTTTTTTGGACATAAAAAAACCGACTCAAGGTCGGCTAGTAAGTGCGTTATAACGATTCTGGAACTTTAAAACGTGATACCACGGTTAAAAGCTCACTAATGTTGATGGTGGGAGGCGGTTCAGGATCACCCTGAAGCACGACTTTTCCACGGCTGGATAACGCAGCTGCCACCCTTCGTGAAAAACCACCTGAATCTCTCAGGTAGCGTTCAAAATCTTTAATTGAATTAATCTTATCTACGCCATCATCTTGATTAATGGGCATTGCTTTAAAGTGTTTATCAAATCCGACTGCTTTAGCCGCAACATCAACACTATCGGTCACCGTATCAATAAACCCTTTTGCCATTGCTTCATGGCCATCTAGCCATGTTTCAGCATCAAGCATCGAACTGAGCTCTTCATCTGATAATCCTGTTTTTTTCTGATAAATAGTCATTGCTGATGCTTTGAATTTATCCATTAGATCTGCCATATCTCGCAAATCATCACTTCCACCAAAGGCCATACCAGATGGATTGTGAATCATTAAAAAGGCATTTTCAGGCATTGAAATCGTATCAGATGCCATTAATACAACCGATGCCATGCTTGCCGCGATACCCATCACATGCCCGTGCACTTTAGCTGGATGATTTTTTAATGCGTTATACATTGCAAAGCCATCAATCATGCTGCCACCTGGCGAATGAATTGATAAATTGATCGATTTTGCCGTGGGATTTACATTTAAAGCCGCAATAAACTCAGCGGCTGTAACACCCCAAGCACCAATCTCATCGTGAATAGAAATATCAACGACATCATCACTTTTGTTTTTAATCTCAAACCATGATTTTTTCATATTATTGCCTTATTGGTTCATCTGGAACATTGCCTGCTTTGCCACCCATTTCACCTAACTTATTTAATGGGATAAGATTGCTTTGTACGGTCAATTCATCACCGCCATCAATTGCTGCATCATTTTCTAGCTTACGACATTCATTACGTGTTTTTAGGCCGTTTTGTGAGGCTTTAGCATAGATATCCATGCGGTCTTTTAAGCTTGCTCTTAATAATGCATCAAAGTTAAATTTTGCACTAAAACCTTGCGAGCGTTGAGCAGGCGTTAATACTGCTTTACGTACCCGTTGCTCCATCAAAATTAACATTGGCCGTAGTTTTAACTTAAAAAATCCATCAACGATCGTTTGTACGCTTGAACCCAATGACGTTGTTTCACCTGTATCATTAATTAATACCGATGGCACACCAAACCAGCGCGCTAAATCTTGCACGGCAAATTGACGTGTCTCTAATAACTGAATATCAGCTGGTGACATACCAAGTGGCTCAAACTTAAACTGTGCTTCTAATACATAGAGCTCTCGACCATTACCGGTCACGATATCGCCAAAGTTCTTTTTCACTGCTGTTCGCTGATCAGGTGTTAATACCGTATCACTCATTAACACACCTGGACGGCGTGCATCTTTTTTGAAGGTTCGCGATGTATGGTTTTGAGCATCAACAGCTACTTTAACTGACGAGCGCATGTATTCGAGTGGTGACATACCAATAACGCCGTTACCCATGCCGCGAATATGCAGCACATCTTTTTCTGAATAAACGACACCTTCATTTTCATACGAATAGACATAAACCAAATTGCCATCATCAGCGACAATTACAGCCGTTTGATCTGCTGATAATGGCCAGAGTGCAACCACATCACCTTTAGCATCACGCATTATTCGAGCATAAGCATTACCGCGTAAAACGAGATTAAGTAACATCTGAAGCCAAAATTCCATCGATGTTTGACGTTTATTAGGCGACTCATGCAACACTTGATACAAGCGAGAATCTTTTTCGATCGCTCTGTTGCCCTTGCTATCCGTTTTAAATACATCAAGCGGCAAGCTGGCAATGTTTTCAACAATAAGCGTCACGCATGCCCACACCGTTGATACTTGCAATGCTGAATCAACACTGACGCTAGGCGAATGCTCATGTGCAGACGATAAAGGATTGCTGCTTTGCTCACCTTTGCTTTGCTGTGTTGCAGACGAAAACGCCCAACGCCATGCTCTACTAACTATATTCATATGATAATCGGGTCGTTAAGAAAGTCATTTATGTCGCCCTTGTCTTCTTCAATGTTTTTAAGCTTCATACCAATTGCATTAAGCGTGGCCACAATGCCATCGACACGACCTGTTGCTTTTGCTTTTGATATCTTTTTGTTGTTCGCTGCATCTGATTCAGTTACTGCATTAGCAGCGCACCATGTTAGAACTGGATTACCGTTATGCTTTATTTGTTCGTTGAGCAGCAGTGTTTCAAATTCATCAATGGCAGGTGCCATGTCTTTGTAACCTTGCCCGTAACCTTCAAGGGGAAGTTCTTGCCCTTCATCGGCTAATGTTTGAATTAAATCTTCTATTCGCCATCTGTCATAACCTGCTGATATCAAGTTGAAATTACTTGAAATTGATACGATTCGTTGAGCAACAATCAACTTACTAATTGCTTTACCGGGTGTTACTTCTAAATGGCCTTCTTTAACCCATTGCAGATAATCGACGCCATCTTGTTCACCTTTTTTTTGCAAATTGTGATCAGGTAACCAGAAGTACGGCAATATTCGCCATATTGGATCATCTTCAGTCGGTTCAAATAAAAATACACAGGATGTTAAATCTTGTGTTGATGCCAAATCGATACCTGCATGGCAGTTTCGTCCTTGCAATAATTCTTCACTAATCTGTTCTTCAGCACCCAACCATACATCAGCTGATATCCACGGTGATTCTGCACCTACCCATCGACAAAAATTGAGTCGCATCACCATTGATTCTGCTGATGGCATGCCCTTGGCTTCTTTAACCAACTCTCTTAAATATTGGTGTTTAATGGTCACGCCTAAGCTTGGGTTTGCTTTGTCCCAGCAACTTTCATCATTAAGCGGATCGTCACTTTCATCTAATGCACAAATGTAAGTAAAAAAAGCATCATCTTCTAATTGTTGGGCAGCTACTTTGGTTCCGTAGTCGTGATATTCCCAACAAATTGTATTTTTGTTGTGGCCACTGTTGGTTATCATCAACATTAAAGCCTGTGATCTTCCCTTAGTACCAGCACGCATCATCTTTACAACGTTGCCGTTTTTATGTTCGTGTATTTCATCTAATAATGAAATGTGTGGTCTTGGCCCCGATTGACCATCATCAGCGCTTACAGGTCTAAAAAATGAATGACCTTCAACATAAGAGAGATTCCATACCTTTTCGCCGGTACCCGATTTAGTGATACGTTTAAATAACTCAGGTGATTGATCAACCATTGCCACCGCATCACGAAACAAAATCATTGCCTGATCTTTTTTGGTGGCCGCTGCATAAATTTCTGCACGTGGTTCGTTGTCAGCAATCAAACCGTACATGCCAATGCCAGCCGCTAACGGGCTTTTACCTGATCCCTTGGCCGTTTCAATGTAGGCCACTCGAAAACGTCGATAACCTTCTTGATTAATCCAACCAAACAAACTGCCAATAACAAATGCTTGCCAACCTAATGGAATGTAGGGAACACCTTCAAAATCACCCCCGTTCAGAACAAGTACATGTTCAAAAAAACCCAGCACATAATCAACACGTTCAACATCAAAATAAAATCCGCGTTTATGCGCATGCTTTAAATCATCAAGATGTCGTTTACATTGATCACGAACATGAGGGCCTGCAATTATCTTTCCCTCAACAACATCAAGCGCATAGCCAGTAACCGGATCAACGTCCGAAATACTTTCCTGCACCGCTTGGTTCTTCATCAGTAAATAAACTCAGTTGAGGTGAAGCAGTTACCCGCGTTCTAGTTGAGGGTGTCATACCGAACTCACCCATAAACTTATGCATCTGCTCAGCGGCACGATTACTAATTTGTAATAAAACCGATATTTGTTTGTAACCTGAAGGCGTCTCTTCAATTAACGCATCATCACCAAGCTTTTTTAACTTAGTTTCAGCGCCTGCCCAGCGTGCGTATGCTTGGCAATATGCCGCTAATGCTGCCATATCCAACTCAGTGATTAATCCTAACTTTTCAAGATGTACAGAAATGCGTGACCATTCTTTTTTTGCACCTGGTAACAAATGCGCCGGAGCCCGTGGAATTGAAACATCAGGTAAAACTGAATCTCTATTACGTAACTCACTTTCAGCTAATTTGCTACGATTACCATTTAAACGATGAACATTTGCAGGCAATGCTTTTGGTCCTGTTCTAGCCATAATTAAATACCTCGATTACGAACACATTCAGCCAAAACATTTCCGTCAAATTTTATAAATCTAGATAAATCAGTTGGTGAAAGTAACGGACTAACAAGAGTCCATTCGCCATCCAATTTAAAAACATATCCTTTAGCTTCAAGATCACCAATAAAATTGATAATTACCTCTTTATTTTTAATCATAATCAACCCTAATAAAGAGATACCCCCCCTACCTAATTCCCGCTGATGCACAGAAAGAGGGGGCGTCGGTCTAGAAGATGTTAATATCTTGAAGAATTTAGCCCCCTACCCCTTTATTTAGTGTGATTCCAGTGGTGATTTGGGTCAATTGGTATGCCTTTCGTGTCACATCCAACTACATTACCCGTCTTCTCTAACCTTTGTTTCCATGAGTCATGGCACAACTTGCACAATGATTGCCAATTACTTCTTTTCCAAAACAGAACTAAATCACCACGATGCGGTATTTTGTGATCAACTACAGTTGCCACAACGATATCGCCTTTAGCTTCATGATGAACACATAGTGGATATTCAGTTAGATAAGCAGCTCTGGCTTGTTGCCACTTATAGCTGTAAAGAGATTTAGCCATTAGCCTCATCATCCCGTTGCTTCATTGCTCTCACACTTAATCTGAAATCAACTAATTGCATTTCTTTTTGATTTTTCTTGTGATTTGACCATGCTGTAAATGCTGCAATGATTACTGAGAACACGACACCAATCGCACCAACCACCTGATTGAATGTCAGGATAGAGATAACCCCCGTGGTGCTAGTAGCAGCATAAGTAGCTTTAGTTTGCAGAGTAGAAGCGAAGAACAAAGCCGCGCGTTTCTTTACCCAGTCTAAATCCACAATAATTCCTTTCAGCCATAAAAAAACCCCGAGAACTTCGCAGCTCATCGGGGTTTCTTAATAATGTTTTTGGTGACCAATCGGCACCGTGAGGCATAAGTTAGTCCTAATTTTTAAAAATTGCAAACATATTTTCAAATCTCTGCATTTTCATTCAACTCAGAGCTTATAGAAGGACTTGACAGTGCCATTGCAACCATTCCGATTGCGATATTTAATAACTCATGAAGCCTAGTAGTATTTACCTTGCCTTTCAAGTTAAAAAGTTCATCATTAAAAGCATTTTCGTTTTCCCTTCTCTTTGCCTCCATCCTCAATATTAGAAAAGTAATATTACAGGAAACAAGTTCACCATTTCGCCTTGGATCGGCACAAGGCTTGTAATGCATGCCAACAACCTCACGCATTACATCACTAAAATATTTATGATAAACAAGTCCAACCACATCAACTCTATCGTCATGCCATTCTGCACTTATGCCGCGAGCCCTAGGAACAAATGAAGATGTATCTGGAAATGCTCTAGGCCCACCATAACCCTCGCCCCATCCCCATAATGCTAAACAATGGCTTGCCTCGTAATTCCTTACAGGACAACCCATCATTACTGGTCACCTTGATCAATATCATCCTGCATCATGAAAGCTAAACAACACATTGCATGGGCTAAGTGATGTTTACCTGATTCATCATCATTCGAATTCCCGTTTCGGAAAGCATCGACATGTCTTTGCAACGCATCGTAATACCTATCTTGCAAACGAGGTATAGTTTTCCAGTTGTGATCACCGTACTTATCCGCTCCAAACGTCAACACATCGACAAACTCAGCCATCACACTTGGCGGCACTAAAGAATAACGGCGCTTACCGTCATCAAGCTTCTTGCCAATAACTTCACCATCTAACCGACGATGACGGCCACACAATCCACAATCCCTCAACTGAACACTATTCAAACACCCACACGATGAACATACAAAATTCATATCGACCACCCCGCATATTCCATCGCTACAATAAACATACCTAACGCTTCACTCAACGTCACACCAGAACCCTGCACCTTCACCCGATTACATCTCACCTCAAACAAATCACCACACTTATCAATCGAAACCCCAAAACCACGTAATGCTAGACACTCAATCTTAAACGCCACCTGGGCATAACTGCACTGCTCACTATCCGTCATAAACCTCACCTTTCGATAACCGATAATCGACAACCACAATGCAAACACAACACCGCGCCATCCTCAAAATTACCCATGAATCAACCCTCCACTTCTAATCTTGGCCATTGCCTTATCACGCGCAGCTTTAGCAGACCCGCTTCTTGGTCCATTCCTGCTTGCAGCTTCATCAGTCAGGCGCTGGCATAAGTAATTAATCGTCTCCAAGCTAGGTGCCTTGTAATCACCACGTCCAATCACCTCAGCTATCGCATCAGTCACCACACCAGGTGTAAACCGTGACAAACGCTTTTCCCACACCGTCGCCTTAGCGTGATAATCAACTTGCGAATCAACATCGTTAAACCATGTACCACCAAAATGACGCGCCATGTCAGCAAATAAAGGCGTCACACGTGGTAAGCCCATAGGTGTTTTTAACTTCTTGCCGATCTTTGTTCCATTCACCCCTGCAATCCCCTGCATCACACTACGACCTGAATTTGCATTAGCCATGATTAACCCCCTTCTCATTCATTTTTTGTCGCTCAAAATCTCGATAAAGCCTTGCTCGATATTGTGGAAATGACTCACCTGCATTAGCCTTGCTTAACCCCACCTTGCTTGCCCATGATTCGAGATCATCGTCATTGCTTGGTAAATTTGTAAGTTCTTTTGTTTTCTTACCGTTATCCCAATATCGAACAGCCTCCTGCCAATCCGTCATCAAACCCCTGCCCACGACCCAATGTTTTTTCTCGTAAAAATCATAGAACACGATTGCATCCACCTTGCTGCCGATCTGCTTGCAGTAATCTGCAATTTCATTCACCGATGGTTTAATAAATTTATTATTTTCTTTTCGCGCATGCGTTTTAAGTGACTGGTTAAAAGAGTGACTGGTTATGGGTGCAGAATCTGCACCATCCAAGGGTGCAGAATCTGCACCACTGGGTGCAGAATCTGCACTAGGTGTGGATAAGTTATCCACAGGAAAATGCAACTTATACACATTGGACCTGTTCTTATTTCCTGAGAATCTCGGGATTATTTCAAGATACCCATCAATCTCCAGCTGCTTTACATGCTCAATAGCACTACGCTTTGAAATTTCACAACAATCAGCAATGTATTGGTAGCTCGGAAAGCACTCACCATCATCATTCGCGTTATCAGCCAGCTTTATCAAAACCAATTTACGTGCAGGATTGCCCAGCTTGCACGTCATAGCCCTAACCATCAGCAACATACTCATTTACATTTAACTCCGCGAACAGCTTTAACAGCCCGAGCAGGCAGATTAAATACCCAGAAAACGCATTGCCAAAACACCACCACCACGCAATACATAAACAACAATACAAACCCTATCGCCATCTCAAACCAACTAAACTCTCGTTTATTGTCGTACCTCATTAACTTTCCTTCTTACGTGTTGCCGTGCGTAACTGTAATTTCCCACCAGACTGAATACGGCCTGAACCGCGAACGCGAACCCTAACGATAGGTTGCTGACCTTCCTTGCTGGCTTGAGCGGGACTCGGCGCTAATAAACCACCAACAGATGAAATAATCAGCCCATAAATCAACAAAGTTTTAAACGACAAGATCCCTTTAATCACCCCGATAACAACCGCGTTTGTACTGTTATCTGCGTCTAACTTCTGGAATATGTGATTAAAGTGCGTGTTTATCGTTGATAACGAGCGATGCAAACGCGCTGACATTTCAGGGCGAGAAAGCCCTTCTGCCATCAACGCAAATATTTTATTTTCAGTGGGTGATAGCGGTGATTTATCACAATGTACATCAGCATGAATTTTCATAAAGAAACCTCATAATCACTATATTGATCGATGTTGCTACCCATTGAACGCTGGATAATGGCACCATGAATCAGAGAATAAAAAAAAGCGCGAACTCGATAAGAGCGCGCACCCATGAAGCCCGTAACGAAGCTCAATTGATTACGGGATATAAAAATCATGCAACTTTAAATCTTGGCTTATCAGCATGTAAAACGCCTTTTGATATAACCTCGATCTGATATTGCCGACCAATAGGAATCACTTCCCAGTGGAAAACAGCTTGTTTAGTTACCCCGAGCGACTTAGCTAAATTGCTCGCGGTTCCAAAATATTTAATTGCATCGTCTTTTTTCATGCAGCAAGTAAACCATAGTTTACTAATGAGGGTCAACCATGCTTTATACTGAGTCAAGTATTATTTACTTTATGAACATAGGTGAAAGAATTACTAAAGCACGTGATGCGGCAAAAATGTCAAAGGCCGATCTTGCTCGAAAAACAGGCATAACAAAGCAAGGAATTGGAAAAATAGAGAATGGTGAAACGAAGTCACCAACACCAGAAAACCTGCTTAAAATTGCCACCGCTATAAATATAACAATGGAAGAACTCATTACAGGCAACAAGCGCTATACCGTGAATGAGCATCCAAAAGAATATCTTACTACCTCAGCCACCACCAACATTAGCGAAGGCCCTTCCTCGAAGGGTTTAGTTCCGCTTATATCATGGGTTCAAGCTGGCAACTTTTGTGAAGCAGTTGATTTATTTGAAGTAGGCACTGCTGAAAACTGGTATCCATGCCCCGTTAACCACAGTAAAGAAACTTACATTTTGAGAGTACAAGGCACATCGATGGAGCCAGAATATAGAGATGGCGACCTAATCTTTGTCGATCCGCATGTACAACCAAACCATAACAGCGACATCGTTCTAAGACTTGTTGATTCAAATACCGCTACATTCAAACGCCTGCAAATTGTAGGTAACGAACACTACGTAAGCCCAATCAACAAAGAATGGCCAGAGTCTGTTATTCGAATAACAGAACTAGCACAAATATGTGGCGTGGTTATTTTTTCTGGGCGCTTGAGATAGTGTATTATCTTGATAAAATAATTATAAAACACAAATTAATTAATACTGGCTTTGTTTTTAAATTAGCCTAATTTTAAATTTATAAGGACATAAGTTAATGCTAAAAATTCAGGCTTTTAAAGCGATACTTAACATTCAATTTCATGGTTCTACTGACAGATCATGAAAGACACCATAAATTATTATTGCAAAGATTATATTTGTTTATTGATACTAAACTAGGTATCATGTTTAATATAATAATATCAGAAAATGCATATAGTGATCTAAAGGATATCGCTGCTGAAAACCCAGATAAAGCAGCTAAAATTGCCGCACTAATCCATACTATAAATTCAGATCAGGATTTGTTAAGCAGACTTACAAATGATAATTTTGAAAACTATGATGAACCACAGTTTAATGTAGATACATGGGTTTCTGCACAGAGAGAAAGAGGAATTAGCCTCTGGAGATTAAAGTTTCTAGAGCAATTCGACATAGCCGCATACAGGATAATTTACACGTATGACGGCACAAAAAACAATGAAAACTACTATATTTTAGCAGTTGTTCATAGGGAGTTTAATTATGAAACAAGAAGCGATCTTGCGATTCGAATCTTTAATGACTATAGGGACCTCGACTTATACATTACGGGGCATTAATAGATCAGGAACATCTGATAATATCGTTAAATTCGTAGAGTCTGATATCACGCCAAAGAATATTATTCCGACTGGATTTATGAGTGTTGATCGGCTTGTTGAGTCATTTAGTCGTGACATACCTGATGGCGAAGAGTTGTTGATTAATGCAAGAAAAGATATAGCTAATGTTTTTTATGAAGGTATAAATACTTTTACCTCTATAAGACTTCGCTCTGGCTTGTCACAGAGAAAACTATCTAAATTAGTTGGTACATCTCAGGCTCATATTTCAAAAATAGAGCACGGCAAGAATGATCCTACTTTGAGCACATTAAGGAAGCTAGCGGCTGCTTTAGGTGTTTCGATTGAAGAGTTAGATGCTGCAATGCCATCATGATTAACGCTAAATTTTCATGTATTTATTGTGATGATGTTAGACGAGAAGATGGCGGAAAGTCATCTTATATGGGTGTATACGAAGACTCTATAATATTCAGCGAGCCTTCTGGTCATCGTCCGTTATTTGCATTTATTCTTAAGCTGGTTCTACCTATTAAAGAAGATATTTCAGATGTAAATTTTGAGCTAACAGATGACAGTAATCTAAACATTGGTGCAACATTATCAAAAAAAGAGATTCAAGAGCTTAAAATAAAAATATTAGCATCTATGCCCGATTCGGACGTCGTAACTATGAAATGTGTCATTCAATTGGGTGCTATAGTGTTTGAATCTCAACAAAAAATCAGATCTTTCGTGAAATTTAACGATCAAACTATTGAAGGTGAAAGTTTGAGAGTTATTTTCATGAATCCAGATCAAGAGATTAAATAAACGATTAAGAACAAACTAACCCGCCTAGAGTAATCGAAGCGGGTTTTTTATTGCCTACTATTTACCTGCCCTATCGCTGGTTCTTATAACATCATCTAGCTTGTTCTTATTGACACTGCGCTTCCATTTCACGCTCAGCACTTTTGATGCGTGCTGCATAATGTTCTTTTTGCCATTGCTTATAACCATTAGACTCGACTGTTTTCCATTCGTCGACCTCATCTTGTAAGTAACCCTTGTACCGATCACATACCTTTTTATCATAGTCAGCCATAAGCTTATCATGACGTTTGTTGCTTCTTTTTTCTGCCCTAATCAATATCTTCTCGTAATCTTCAGCATTTGATTTATCCGGTGGACTTGAGTAGCTTTGTGGCGTGTAATTTGAGTTGCCAGTACTCTTTATTACAATTGATTCAGACTTGCCTTGTGATGACGAGCACGGCTTACCTTGAAATGCCACACGCCCATTTGCATCGGTGCACTTATACAGCTGCTCGGCAATTGCATTACTAGCTATTAACTGTCCAAATATATATAAAGCAAAAACAGAAATTGCTACTAGTCGCATAATGTAGCTGCCCTATTTTTATTCGTTTGTAAAACAGCAGATCTAGAGGTACTTGTTACTATTATTTTTTTCAACATATACATTCCTTGTTGCTGCAAATCATTATTAGCATTAAAGTCAGTCCCAACCCGCTCCGGCGGGTTTTTTATTGACTAAATAAACAATAAAACGGTGTTTATAATCTACTTAACCGTGATTCCACCATATCCTACATCTAGTAACAACATAGAAAAAACCACCCGTATAAAACATTAACTGACCTACTACAACTATTGATCTGTTTTCAAAATTATTAACATTGATCATCCATAAAGCCAGCCCCAGCCAAAACATAATTGCCGTAATAATCAAGTGCAACTTAAACTTTTTAGCTGTTTCTTGGGTGGTGAACAACCTCGCGCCTGATGAATTATTCTCAGATGTTATGGGCGCACCACACTTAACGCAATTCACCGCCTTATCTGAAATACTTATCCCACACTCACTGCATTCTATTAACGCCATAACACCATCCCTGATTTAAAACGTCATTCTAGCATTCGACAAGATTTCAACAAAACTTTTAGTCGAACAAAATAAAAGTAAACTATACTTGACTGCAAATAGTAAACTATGATTTACTAGCCACATCAGCCAAACAACTGATTGTAACAAACCGCCCGAAGCAGCATTTCAAATACGAGCTTAGGGCGGGTTCAATCAAGCGAACGTAACTGAGTAAGGCAACTTAATAGACTAGGGGGTAATTCAATCATGATCATAACCATCAGCAAATACACCACCGCTCGACAAATATTGGCCATGGCTAAATTGGGTGGCTTTAAGATTTATTCACGCATCAATCGCGGCACCGAACTTGTCATGTTGAACAATCATGCAAGCCAAGCATAAGCGGTTTACTAAGCAAGGGCTGATAGATGCCCTGCTGCTCATCTTACTTTTTATTTTAATACAGGGAGTTACACAATGAACTTTAAAAAAGCACATGAAAATCTTAAGAAGCTAGCTAACGGTAACGAGTACTCAATAGAGTATGAATTAAAAAAGTATAAAAACAGGGATTTGATGCAAGGAATAAATATGCATATCCGACTTGATAATGATGACTTCTTACAAGCACATCAAAGTAGCTTTGAAGCTGCATTGGCTAGCATAGCTCATCAACTGAAAGGCAGAGTAATCACTGAAAACCTTGAAAACATTACTGATGATGAGGTGGTGGCATGACACGTGGTGAAGGCTACGACGAACTCTGGAACTGGTTTGGAATGAGTCGAGCAAGCTGGCTAACCATGCCTCGAACATTTATGCATGAAATGCCCGATGAATGGCAAGCAAAAATGGCAGTGCTTCTTAATGAGTGGGATAAAACATGGGATACCAGCAACCTGCCATCACCGCATGTGCAATTAAAGGCTAATGGAAAGTTTGTAAAAACACCAGAATTTTTAATTGCCTACCGCCACCCAAATATTGGAAAAATAAATTTTTACAAAGTAAATGGAGCTAAATGATGATTGATAACGACAAATCATTACCAACATCACTAAATGATAAACCTTTGCTTATTACTGACGAACAGAAATGCTTGCTACAGCACATGCTGGGTGCAGATAGTCGTTATAAGAAAAAGCAATGGGGCTTTAGAAACTTATTCGTTACCAGTCCCGGTTGTAATAATTTTCAAACACTTAAGTTAATAGAATGTTTGGGACTTGTAGTGTCACATATAAGATTCGATAAACCAGTTTTTCTTGCTACCAAAAAAGGCGCAATAGCAATTGGTTTCAAGCCGTATCAGTTAAAAAATGCGGGGCTTAACTAATGTCAGTCAACAAAGTAATGCTATCAAAACTAACAGCAAAGCAAGCAAAGACGTGGCTGATAATAAACGATTCAGAGCAATCAGAATTTTGGAAAAGCGTAATAAAGAAATCAGAACTAATCGCCGCCGTCGTAGATAACTTACTTAGTTTTGGGCTGTCACCTCAATCCGGTGATGTGATTATCACATCAAATTGTGATGCATTTTCAGCGTGTTATAGATTCAAAGGTCAACCGTAATGAGTGTCAATAAATGCATCCTAGTTGGCCGCCTTGGCGCGGAACCAGAAAGCCGCGCTTTCCCCAACGGCGGCTCAATCTGCAACCTACGTCTTGCCACCACTGAAAACTGGAAAGACAAGCAAACGGGCGAACGTAGAGAACGTACTGAATGGCACCGCATCACCTTGTCAAACCACCTCGGCAACATTGCCCAAAAATACTTGCACAAAGGCGCGCAAGTATACATCGAAGGCCGTATTCAAACACGCAAATGGCAAGACCAAAGCGGCAACGATAGATATTCAACCGAAATAGTCGGTGACTCAATGACCATGCTTGATACCAAACCAGCAGAATCAAGCGCCGCATCACAACAAGCGCAAGTCAATAAACAATATGGTGAACCGCAACCAGCAGCACAACAAGCAAGCTCAAATTACGCTGACGGTAAAAATGGTGACAACTATCCAATTGATGATGACATCCCTTTTTAGAGGGTTACTTGAGGCAATGATGACAACACAAGTACAAAAATTGGCAGACAGAGTGAAAGCACTAGAAAGCATCACCGAGCAACAAGGCAAGTTAATCGCCCTTTTTATGAGTGATGACTTTATCGAAAACATTAAAAACAGCATTGAATCAGCCTTTAGTAGCTTTGACATCGTAGAAGCGCCCACGTCAGAAATATCGACGCAAACAATGACCGAAGCACTAAAGAAGCACATTGAACAGCACCAGGAGAAATAACCGTGATTCAAACAATTTGCACCATCGATACACCGATAACCAAACCAACGCCAAGTACCGATAGCCGTGGCACAAGATACCCATTTGAAGGTCAAGCACTGCTATTACACGAAGTAGCTGACCGCAAAGAAATTAGCATATCAACACTCTTTGGCTGGAAGAAGAAACACGGCTGGAAAAAAGCATTTGCTATGAAACCATCGGCAACAGGCTCATCAGCGGATAGACCACGTAAAAATGAAAAAAACCCAGACCTAGAAACGGCAAGTTTGAGTTATGTCATTAAAAATATCATTGTCAGCTTAAGCATGATGGGGTTACTAGGCCCACGTGTAGAAGTGATTGAAGAAATCCAAAAACGCATGAGGTTTTAACGTGAAATATACATACCATCAACTTAAAGAAAAGACCAATGCTGAGCTAAATGAAATATGCGCCCTATCGCAGGGCTGGACATTAACAAAATTAAACATAAACGACACTGATGGTCGAATTATATCCCCTGATGGCTATGTCTGGATGACTGATGACAATATTGATTCTATTGTTAAAACGGACTACTCCCCGACAACAGATGTATTACAAGCTATAGCTTTAAGTCATAAGCATGAATTGCATTCATTTATTCACGAAAATGACGAATGTGGCGTAACCACTTTGGTTGATAACCCTCCCTACCCAGCCTTTGCACTTGAGCACATTAAAACTAAAAGTTCACTAGTGGCAATGGTAATTGGTTCAATTTTAGTAGCACAGGAAATAAAATCCATGACCGACTCACAAATAATTCACACGGCATTTGAAGGCGAAGTACATTCAAGAAAAATGATAAACACAACGCCGCAAGGATTTAGCGTTGAAACCATGGCAGGAAAGCTTCACGTGAATAAATTAAAAATCCACGGAAGCCATAGAATCGGCCAGCAATACCATACCGAACGATCATTCAATGGCAGTAAACACGCAGCTATAAACTACGCAACAATACAAATTGATGACAAACAAAGACATCACAGAGTTGAAATTGAAAAGCTAGAAGAAAAACGCAGAAAATTAGTGCAGGGAGATTGAGGTGAACACTATCGGTCAGTGCACTACTTGCCAAAACCTATTTTGCGAAACACCTAAGGTTCGAAAAACGCACCCCCACCAAGGTTGTGGAAATTGGACAACCGAACGATCAAGGAAATTAGCACGCAGTATAAAAACAATGGTCGTTACCAAGGTGAATGACCAACAATAAAAATTAATGAAGGTTACCCTAGCTAGGGGTGGGGCCAATAACCTCTAGCAGTAATGGCTGGTTTTGTATCATTTAAAACTCCTATCCGGTGACATTACCGACTTGCCCACGAGACGGGCTTTTATTAACTAAACAAGGAAGAATCAAATGCTAAATCTAACGAGAAATATTGGTCAGTCGATCAACATTGGTGATGACGTAGAGTTAATTGTATTAGATGTAAAAGCTAATGCAGTCAAAATCGGTGTCATAGCACCCAACGAAATCAGCGTGCATCGTAAAGAAGTATATGACCGTATTCAATTAGATAAAGATGTAGCGAAATGAATGAACTAGAAAAGCTAGTGGCCGATATTAGTGAAGCTGATCTGTCCGGCCAATATTTGGATTCTCTATTAATGCGTAGCATACAAAATAATCCTAATCTCGCTATTCCATGGCTTTTAATGGCGTCTTACCTTTACTACTTAAGATATGAAAGCATTCTATCAGATACGGCATTTGACTTGCTTTGCAGGCAAACATTAGACGTTTTTAACCAGCTTAATCATGAATATAAACACCTAATAACCGAGCCAGACTTGGCAGCTGGTAGTTTATTTACCCTGAATGACAGTGACTATCCTGCTGATATCAAATCGTGTGCAGATAGCTTGCTTGAGAAGACAGCTTAATGAAGCAAACAACACCACATGTTCACCCACTTGATGCCGTTATATGGCTAGTGGATAGAGGATTACATAATGTATGAAAATAATACAAATCCATCTAATTTGCCCTATTTTTTAATTGAACAAGTTGGATTATATTCTGATAAAAAGTTATCTGAGAGTAATGAGGAAATAACCGAGCAATGCGGTTGTGATGATTATGAAGATACTGAGGAAGGTGAGTTTCAACGAAAATGGTCGAAGGAGGATTAAATGTCAAATAGTAATATATTAAACATTGAAGATCTAAAGAAAGCGACTGGTTATGAGCGTCATGGTGATGTTGAAAAGTGCCTACGTGATAACGATATCCGCTTTTTTAGAAGCAAAAAAGGTGCATGGACAACGCTTGCCATGGTCAATGCTGCAGGTGGTATTATGGTAGGACAACAGCCGGATAACCAGAGCATCTTATAA